TCAACATCGCCGGGACGCTTGGGCAGGAATGTGCTCAAGTCATACAATCCGTGAGTTTCAATTGCAGCCTGTTCAGCTTCTGTGAGTGCTGATTCTTTTCTAGCCCACTTGGAACTGTTGTAGTCAGCAAAGCCACCCTTTTGAGTCTTGGTGATACGGAAGTCCAAGCCACGCATCAAGTCAGTTGGCAATTCTTCCAGTTCAGGATCCATCAACGCACCTTTGATCAAGGTAAACAGTTGAGGTCCAATGATGAACTTGCGGATGGGATTGTCCGGGGTTTTGTCGTCGGCAATAGGATTCTCACGCACAAAACCTTGGAACAGGTATGAACGCTTTTTCCAGTACTTACGACCCATGTCTTCAAGGCTCTTGTCCTTGAACCAAGTACGAACTTCTGCCAGTACCGGACAGGCGTCTCCCCACATTTCCACGCAGGGTACTTGTACAAATACTTGTTTTGATTCCATTTCTCCTTTGACGCCATTGAATGGCAGTCGGATCATTGCTCGTTCGACCCAGAAAAATGTGTTTTTTGTGTTACCGTCAGGTAGGAAGCGTAGTGTGGCCGATTGACCTTCTTCCATGTTCCAGTGTGGATAAATTGCTCGATCGCCTCCACCTTGGTTTGAGTTGCCTTTTGTGTCAGCTGCCTGTAGTCTTGCTCGGATTTCTGCTAAAGATGCCATAGTTTGTTTCTCCTTAAAAAGTTGCCTATGTGTTGCCTATCTAAAATTAGATCTTTGTTGCCTGTGACGCACAAACAATAAAGCGCATACACCATGTAGTATATGCGCTATTTGCCTTGGTGTCAAGTTTATTTATGTCATTTGAGCAAAGCTAATGATTTTATTCTTGCCAGAAGTGCAGTATCAGATTTGCTTTCGTAGTAGCTGCCAGTGATAGCGCCATTGTAGTTGATTGGGTCATCTGTTTTTTCGCTAAACACTTGTGCCAATCGGTCAGGAGATTTAATTGAGCCACCTAGTCCTTGTGTGGCAGCTTTCATAGCAGATTTGGCCATATCTCCGGTGCTAACTTCGTTTACTTTATCGCCTAGTTTGTCACCTGCCACTCCACCAGCTGCACCACCTAATGCACCACCAACAAATTGCCCAATTTTTTCACCAGCCATATTTCCAGCAATTTGCCCTGCTGCACTTCCGATCGGGCCGCCGGCTGCACCAGCTGCACCACCTAGAGCTTGACCAATTTTACTACCAAGTGCGCCGCCTGCAAGATCGCCAGCCATAGCTCCAGCAGCACCACCTGCTACTGCACCTTTCCATCCATCAGTAAGTTTCCTTGTATTTTGCACAATCTCGTTGTCTTCATACATGCCACATTCGGCTAGGCCGTGTTCTGGGCAGTATTCGCCTTCCATGGTCATGTTGCATGTGCCTTCTAGCACTGGTGCGCTCAATTCAGGCATGGCCTCAACTGTGGCAATTGGATTGCCTTCGGGCATGATCATGCCAGAGTTGCTTTCCGTAATGCCCAAGTCGTCTGCTAGGCGTTGTGATATCCATTCATGTGGATCACCAGTGCGAGCTTTTTTCACACCATATGGCATGTCATCAAAGTAGTAGTCATACAGCGCATCAAATAAGTCTCGATCTAAATCAGCACCTGCTTCAAAGTCAGCAACTTCTCTGCTGAAGCGTTGTAGAATGTGATCCAAGGTGTGGCCAGTTGAGTCTGTCAGCACACTTTCTTTTACTGGAACACCAGCATATTTCAGCATAGTGTTGAGTTCTGTGTTTTCTGCCATGCCTCTTTTTCTTATGGCTGGATTGGTAGCGTCGCCATAGCCGCCTTGCTTGGCCCAATCATACGGTTCTACATTACCTGGATTAACATTGGCCCCTTTGCCAACTGCTTGTCTGGCTCCAGCATATCTCCGCTTTGCCAATTTATCATACTGGTCAGCTTCTGAACCAGGCACAATATGTTGTTGTCGAACTACTTCGCCGCCTCTGGTAAGTTGGTCTTTGTATCCTGGCGCTGCTGTAGCAACACCTGCGGCCCAGCCAGCTTGGCCTTTGGCTTTTCTAGCATAACTGCTCAGTGTTGCTGGACTTAGTTCATCCAAATGATCTTCTGCCAGACCTTCTTCAAGATCGTTAATTGCAGCCGAATAAGCCTTTAACACATAATCTTCTATATCTGGGTGATTACCCCCTATAAACCAATCCATACCAAAGTTACTATTAGGTTGAGGATATATAGTAGCAACTAACCCATTACGAAATTCTAAAACCCAAGTATCATCTTCTCCGGGTGGACCGAAAGCAAACTCTAAATCTTTTTTAGATGTTCTTAGTGAACCTTGTCTTGTTGTCCTATTTGCCTTCATTTCGGGATCATCACTAATGTTCATAACTTCAGTTGGATCAAATTTATCTAAATAACGTTTATCATATTTTGACCTACCAAGCATACCTTCACCCTCCGCCACACCTTTCTGATCAGGTATAAGTTTATAACGTTTTGGATTTGCACGACCTAATCCTCTAGGTCCAATGCCGTGACTTAACCCATCCTCGTGACCACGATTGTATTCTGGATCATTACTGTATTCATCATGATATTCATCTTCAATCCCATGGTTCCAACCTACTTTATACATTTGAGATATTGATGGTTTCGTCAATGCACCTTGTCTACGTTCGAGATCACGTAGTTTTTGTGACAGGGGATTAGTTCTACGTACTTCGTCTACAGCCTCGGGGTCAGCGCCACCTTCTGCCATACCCTGTTCAGGAGCAGTGCCTGGTGCTTGTTGACCAGCAGCAGGTGCCACTGGTTGTTGTTCATCAGCGTCGGGTGTAGTATTCAGTTGAATACCAAGTTCTTGCAGTCTAGCTTGTACATCTGTGTCATCCCAACAGTTAGCACGAGGATCTTGTTCAGCCAAGTCAGCAAGAATGTCAAACAATTTATCATCGCCTATCACATCATACAGTTGTTCTTTGGCATTGGTAGCGTCTGGACCAACAATGAGTTCTTTGCTCATGAGCTCGTCCAGTTTGGCTTGTGCTTCTGGAGTGTCTGGCAAAGCCCAGGTGCCTTCCATGATCTGGTTTGCCCAGTTTTCAAAAATTTGTGCTTCTTTCATAGCGTTTCCTCGTTGTTGTATTTTGGCCAGTGTGGGCAATGCAGCCTCAATTCTGGCATCTAGCGTTTGTTCAATAAACATGGTCTTGAGATCTTCCACCAAGGCAGTTTCATCACCAATGTCTGCTGGTGTCCATGATTCAAAATATTGTGCGTACCCACGGCCTGTGGCCATGTGCTGTAGACTTTCACGCAGTTCCGAATAGTAGTGCTGAACTGTTTCTACCAGTTCTTGTGTGATGCCTTCAAACACTCGTTGTTGGCTGGCTCTGTTGAATCTGCTGAGCACAGCCATTTCGCTCACAATCTCATTGATATGCTGGCCGCGAATGTCGTAGGGTCTGCCGCCTTGCTTGACGTGTTCTAGCATGGCTCTACCGCCAGACAGTTTCACAAATGGTAACTTGAATCTTTCACCATCCACAGTTTCAATAAACAAACTTTCCACATAGCGATAGCGTTTGTCATCCTCACCAATCATGCGGTTGTGTTTGATCACCAAACGAGCTTCGGTTTGCTCGCCCACGTAGCTGACCTTGCGTGTGCCATAGTAGCCTTCAAATAGACCTTCTTTGATGGCTGCCATGCCAGTCATTGTGTGCTTGAGTTGATTGATGTCTTTGGGACTGAATGTGTATCTGTGCTGTGTGGCAAAATTTTTGAGTTCAGGCAAAAAGCCTGTTTCGCGTTCTGACCCAAACCAGTCCAGTTTGTCCTGGGGATTTTCCATGGTTTTACCCAAGTTGTCTCCAAAGAACAACTGCAAGTCGTTGTCATCGCCCAGCACGATTACCACTGTGCCGTAGTTTTGCCCTGATTTTGCAACCCAGTCAAACGCAAATGTTTTGGCTTCTTCTGGTGAGGAGTCTTTACCCTGTCCATCGGTGTATTTGACGTCATAGTCTTTGGTTGCCAGCAAGTCAGCAACGTCTTGGGAAATGTTTTCTATAGCCATAGTTTGTTATTTAGCGCATTAGTGATATGAACGGAAACGGCTCAACAATCATATCTCCATGGTCTTTTAGGTGTGAATCCAAGTCTGAGTGATAAGTTTGCAACAACAACAGCATGCGCACCGCCAGCAAACTGGCCATTACTAGATCATCAGTTTCGCCGGGTTTGGCAGCATAACTGGTGCCCATGGCCACAAATGTTTTGAGTTCTGAAACCAAGGGCCTTGAGTTGATTTTCATGCGTCCAGATTCCACTAGGATTTTGAACTTGTTGCAGGCTGTGATTTTGCTTTTGTTTGTGGTGTTAAAGCCCTTGCGGAATCTGCGTCCTGTGGTGCCGGTTACTGAATTGTCACTTAAAAAATAGCCAGGAATGTTTTCTTCGCCATATTCAGCTATGCTGATCAAGGCAGCTTCGCCAATAGTGTTATTTTCCACTGAGTAGTAAATGCTTTTTTCGTCTTTAACTACACCATGCAATTCTTTCACAATGTCTGCTAGAATTCGTATTTGTGTGGGAATGTCAGTTTTGTTATGACGCCATTCAGCAATCTGATCTGTGGTTCTGGCATCAAATACCTGTATAGCTGCAGGGTCGCCACCTGTGCCCAAGCTGGGATCTAGTGCCACAACATACATACCATCTTTCACAGGATCCTTATACCAACGCACTTGGCCTGATCTGCGGGCAGGTTCTGCACCTTCCAAGTCCATGAGTTTGATAGGATTAATCAGCGTTTCATCATTGATAACAAATTCACAGTCCATTTCTCTACGGAAACGCTCATCGCCCAGCTGGGCCATTTGTTCAGAACCCCATTGATCTCCACGTTCAGGATGTTCACGCCAGTATGATCTAAATGCACGGAATCCGTTGATACCTAGTTCTGTGGTGTTGCCGTGCTCATCTTCACATTTGTTGGCACCTTTCCACAAGAACGCAAACTGATCTTCGTCTGAGTTGGGAGTGCTTGTAATAATTGCCTTACCACCGGTAGCTAAAGTAGGGCTAATAGAAGTCCAAAACTCTTTGGCAATTGTGGGGCGCACAAACGCAAATTCGTCAGCGTATAGCAAGGAGATTGACATACCCCGGCCGGTTGTTTCTGTTGTGGTCTGACTCACAATACGGCTGCCATTTTCAAACTCTATGGATCCTTTGTTGTAGCTAGTAGCACCTGCTCGAATGTGATTTGGGCACAGTTCGTATGCATAGCGTATGCGTTGCATGATCTCTTGTGCGCCGGTGTATTTGTGTGCGGCAATAAGAATAGTTGAATCTGGCACAAACATTGCATACCATAGTAGGTATCCAGCAGCCGAAGTTGACTTGCCTGTCTGCCGAGGCATTAGTGATATTGAATAACGATAGTTGTGATAGGTATAGATCAGGCGCTTTTGATAGTCAAACGGATGATATAACATCTTGCCGCGTGTGGGATGCTGGATGTAGAAAAAGTTGTCCATGAAATACAGCGGACCATTCACCGAATCAGCACACAGCGCAAACTCCGTGAGTTCTTGTTCGGTGTATGTTTCAACCCTGTGCGGTGCCTTGACCAGCACTGTTTCTAAATTACTTTTTAGACCAATCATTTAATATTCTTTCTGTGAAAGATTTGTGTCCTTCGGGGCCAGCATGAAAATAGTCTCTAGCGTATTCAGCTTCTTCTCTACTGCGGCTCATCCATGTATCTGCTTCGTACGGTAAAAATGGTATGCCAAGTCTATTGCACAATGCTTC